GCCGGTATATTTACCGTTTTCATCGGTGGTACCGATGATGTTGGAAACGGTCTGTTTACGCGCCTCTTCCGGTGTTTCAGCGGTGCCTTCAGCCACACGAACAACAACGACAACCGGTTTACACTGGTCAGCAATCGCCTGCAGAGAAGCGGACAACGTCCCCGCCTTGCCGGCTTTCGCAATCGCAGTTTGCACGTTGGTAATGAGCACGGGCTCGTTTAAAGGAAATGTCTTGTCGTCAGCATCGCTGGCCGTACAGACCATACCGATGATTGCCGTCGAGACGGTGGAAATGGTGCGGGTGCCATCGTTGATTTCGATAACTTCCACGCCGTGGTGATAGTCGCCCATCCGGTTAACTCCTTCGTTTAGTGGTGAGGCTATTGTCTGTGGAGTGCGTGATTGATGCGACGTATTGGGGTTGGGGAAAGGATTACACAACAAACGAAAAACCCTCCGGATGGAGGGTTTGGGAGTCAGGCGGGGCGTTCGGGCCATTGAATGTCCGGGGCGGCGCTTACATCTACCCGGTTAAGCATGACCCGGTATCGCTTCCAGCCTAAAAGCACGGCGGCTTCTTCGTCGGTAGCAATACCGAGTTCGGCTGCATCTTCAAGCGGAGTGATAATGTCACTTGCCGTTTTCATTAAGGCGTTTTTTTGCATCGTTGCCTGGCTCACGCGCTCTTCATAGGTTGGTGCGGGAGGTTCCGCTAATATGGGATAGCCATTTTTATCTGGAATAATTATTTTCCCGTCTGCTTGTCCCTCCATCAGCGACACATAGTCTTCATCAAGCACGCTGACATAATTATCCGGCCACGTTTCGGCGGAACGATAATCAGCCTCCAGCTCATCATTATAAAAAGCCCCGTTCTCAGGAGAGTATATATAACTCATATTAATAGCCTCGCGCTTCAAAATAAGCTTTAACTTCGCCACTGCCCGCTATGTAGGTGAAACCTGATCTGTCAGGGTTTTGCACGTAAATATTTTGGTCGTGGAACCCATTGGTGAATAGCAAGGTTAACTGCACGCTGAGACAGGCGTTAGGAAACGCCGTTGGGAAGGTAATACGCGTCGAATCAGCACTACGCGTTGCCACACCCCACTGCTTCATCATGCCCGTAGAGTTATCTTTCTCCCAACCGCTCGCTGCCTTACTGGCTGCATTTTTGAGATTATAACGCGCATCGCTTTCGGCTTTTGTATATGCGCTAGTTTTAGCCATATAGCCTGCATCAGATTGTGCTTTAGTGTAATAGCGGCCATCAAAATTAGCGAAGCTGCCCGGTATAATTTGTCCTGGCGCGGAAAAATTACCGCTGGTATCCCATTTATAGTTAACGTCCTGGCCACCACTGCCTTTCATGTGCAGATGCCATGAAAGAGCGGTATCAGCGACAAGAGACCCCATGGAAAAAGCCCATGAATTGATCCCGGTAATACTTGCCTGCTGTTTTAACGCGGGGTGGTATTCACTCGCTCCAGTTGTTGAATAGGTATTATAAAATGGTGCCTTTGTTTTGTACTGCTCAGCCCATGCAAAAGAATTGCTATAACCCGCTGTAATTTCCTTTGTGGCGTAGATGGTGTTGCCCACAGTAAAAGGTGTTTCGGATTGCAACGCCCCGGTTTCAAAACTCACCCGTAAAGGACGCAGCGCATTGTAATTTCCATAAGCATCGCCCTTATTGGTCAGCATAAGATAAAGATTATTACCATCATTACGCCAGAAGCAGCCGTAGTCCCCATATGCAATCCGATAACTATTGGATGAAATAGATTGCACTTCCCCGTTTGAACGTAAATAACCGCTGAATTGTCCCGCACCGTTTGTCTGAAACAACAGCGAGCCGTCTTTATTTCGCTGTGAGTAAAAATGGTAGCCGGTGTCATCCCCCAGTTCGACTACAGATGGCCGGTCTACATTACCCCAAAGGCGCAAAGCTGCATTCTTGTCAGAGGTATTAGAAGAATAAAAAGAGAGTTTTTTAGTATCCCCCGAATAAAATCCGCCAAGTTGCGAGGTGAAATTACCCCTTACTCTCAGGCCGGTACTTGTGCTAATCGCCAGTTCCTCCTGCGAATCTGTACTGCCTGTCGCCAGGCGATATTCGCCACCCTGAACGGTTTCGTGCCAGATAGTATCCATCGCTCCGCCGCGCATTTTACGCAGATAATTTTTATTACCTGTCGTAGCGTTAGAGAGTGCCGTTAAGTTATAGGTTGATTGCGTTATAGCGTCCTGATTCAACGTTCCGGTCATACTGTCGCCGAATTTGCTGACTCGCTCACTGGCATTTTTATTGGCCACAGCTGCGTTGTCGTTAGCGACTTTCACTGCCTTCGGCGTCGCTGCCAGCACTTCAGACACACTATCGGTAGCACTACTGAGCTGAACAATACCCTTTCGCGCCGTCGTTGCGTCCGCTGCCGTGTATTTCCCGTTAGCCAGATCGTACGCTGCCTTTACCGCTTTAGGCGTTGCTGCGAGCACCTCGGAAGCACTGTCAATGGCGCTGCTGAGCTGCGTAAAGCCCTTCGCAGCAAGGGTCGCATCCGGATGGCGCCGCGAAAGCTCGTGCTCCGCGAGCTTACCGTCGACGTAATCCTGCGTCGCCATCACCGTTGAGGTGTCAATCGTCAGCTCGATGGATGCGATATCGCTTACCATGATGACCATTCGCAATGTCTGCGCGCGACCCGAGCCCTCCACCAGCGTGGGTTTATAGCTTTCAGCCATATTTCCGACCGCAATCAGCGTCCCAGTATCGTCAATCAGCCCCATCTCGCGCATCCAGAAACCGCCAACCTCAGGAGGAATTAGCAGCTCCGCCACGACGTAGTTTTTATTCTTTTTGTCCTGGCTGATTTTATTCAGCCCATGGCGCCAGACTTCATTAACCAGCTTCGTCTGCCCGGCATCAGGAACCGGCAATGTGCCGCCACCGTCACCCACGGCCATCGCCGTAAAATTGACTTTCTTGCCGTTCGGGACGGTCGCGGCAGCCAGTTTTTCGGCACCGGCTTTGGTGATAACCGTTTTATATTTCACTGTCATTGTGCTCTCACTTATCCGGGATAAACCGTGATGATGTCGCCGTCATAGCTCAGGGCGCCGGTATAGAGATAACCCGGTATGTCCTGGATGATATTCAGGCCAATAAGGTGGCGGCTGGCAGGCTTTGCATCAGCAATAAGCCTCTCCATTTCGTAATACATTTCCTCGGTGATGCCCGTGTCCAGTACGCCGATATCAAGGCGGAAGGTGCCGGGCGGATCGTTGGTTTGCCACCACTCGGTAACATTAATCAGATAGCCAAGCGGCTCCACCACGCGACGTACAGCGCCTATCGTTCCCTTGTGGGCATGAATAAACCACGCGGCGCGGATCACCTCCCGTTTGGTGGCCTCCGGCCAGTTCTCATCCCAGCGGTCAACCGAAAACGCCCACGCCAGCCATGGCAGCAAATTCGCCGGACAGGTGTCCGCATTCCAGAGATGGCGCAGCGGAACCGGTGTATTTTCGATGTCCGCACAGGCGCGCGCCGCGGCGACCTCAAGCGCCGATGAGCCGACCGGTAAAAGGCGGGCATTACTCATCGTTTCCCCCCACGGTTACGCTGTAGTGGCTGCACCAGGAGGCCTGAGTTTCATCAAGCACGATGTCAGCCGCGGGTGCGGTCAGTTCCACCCGCTGCACCCCTTCCACGTGAAGGGCAGCGTAAATGGCTGACTTGCGGATATCGCGTCCCAGCCGATGCTGAGCCGTGATGTAGGTCTGTAATCGGGCTCTTGCCGCATTGAGTACTGGTTCACTTTCGGGGCCGGGAAAAAGGAAAAGCGATGCTTCAATGCTGTAGTCGACAATGTTGGCCGACTGGACGGTCACGCGGTCGGCGACGGGCCTGACGTCCTCATCGTTCAGCGCATTGCGAACAACGGCGAGCAGTTCCTCAGACGCTACGCCGTTATTCTCCCGGGAGAGCACGGAAACCGTGACGTTTGCGGGCTGTGGGCTAATGACGGAAATGTCAGCCACCCGACCATCTGCACTGCGGCCATGGAACTGATACGCGCCCGTCGAACCGGCCACGCTCAGCCCTTCCGGTGCCTGCTGGATGCGCAGACGAAAGTCGGTATCGGACTCCATCACAGCCGGAGTGGGCGGTAACGTGGTGTCGTCAGCAGGGGTAATCGTCAGACGCGCAAGGTTCGCGTTTGCCCCGATCTGGTCCAGGTCGCGGCCTGCCGCATAGGCCAACATGACCGCCCGTGCAGCCTCGTTTACACGCTGGCGCCAGATAACTTCCCGGTAGGCGTTCTCCTGCAGCAGCTTCACAATCGGCTCGGATTCCAGCGTCAGCGTCCGTGCAATCGCCTCTCGCTCCTCTTCCGGATAGAGCGACACAAAGGTGGCCTTTCGTTCTGCCAACAGCGTTTCATAATCCACCTCCTCCACGACATCAGGCGCGGCGAGCTGGCTCAGATCAACAATAGCCATAGCGTTTAACTCAGTGAAATGGTGATAGAAAAAGATTGTCCGGAGGTCGGGCGCGAGCCGGTGATATCGACATACAACGTCCCGTCGTTCTCCGAACGTTCGAAAGTGATGGCCGTCAGGCTTATCCGCGGCTCCCATTTCTGGATGGCGGAATAACAGGCGGCCATGATCTGCAGGCGCAGCGCCGGGCTCTGCGGCCTGTCGATCATCGCCGCCAGCAGCGAGCCGTAATCCCGGCGCATGACCCGCGAGCCAATCGGCGTAACCAGAATGTCGCGCACGCTCTGCCGGATGTGGTCAGCCTCTGAAAGGCTTAGCCCGGTCTGCCTGTTCATTCCCCTGTAACGCACCGTCATTGTGTCCCCTTAGTCCAGCTTCCGCCGCTTTGCACACTGCCGTGCGCGTGGTTGTCCACCTGCACTCCGTTGGAGGTCAATTTACCGCCGGAGTGCTCAATATTTCCGGTCATCACCCCGCCCTTCTGCACTTCCAGCGAGGCGGTAATTAACTTGTTGGTACACACCACTTCAGGCGTATCCAGCGTGATGCGGGACGTTGAGATCACCCGCACTTCCGGCACGGTGGCGGTCAGCGATTCAGAAGCGGAAATGTCGGCCGTTTTAATGCCTGAAACCGTCAGCGCCCCGCGTCCGGGTTCGTACTCGATCACCGCGCCGTCAGGGAACGCGACGTGGAATGCGTCAGGCGACCCGGACGGCGCCGGATGGTCGTCAGAGAAAATGCCGGGCAGCACAAAGGCGGTATCCAGCTCACCGCCGATGGCCAGCAGCAGCACCTGCTCTCCCTCGGAAGGGGCCCACCACACGCGCGAACGTCCCGCACGGCAGGTTAGCCAGTTCAGCCAGGTGGTTTTCATCCCGCCGGTCTGGACACGACAAAGCCCTCTGTTGAGGTCAACGTCGGTCACAACACCGATACGAATCAGATTACGGATCGCGCGAGCGATACCGTGCATGGAAGTTAATGTATTCATGAGAAGAGAATGCCGTTCAGGAGGAACGGCAGCAACGAGACGGGGTTTTCTGCGGGATGATACAACAAGCGGTCCAGATAGCAGGCGGCTGGCGGCCTTCAGCGTGGGGAGCTTAGTCCTCCCACTGGCTGACCAGCTCACCGTTGATGTACAACGCCTTCGGACGCGTGACGGGCTCCGGTAGCGGCGGCTCCGGGGAATAGGTCGCGTGCAGAACACCCTGTTCCTCGGAAACAAGAATGCGCTCGGTTAATTGCATGCTGATGCTGATATCCATCGTAGCGTCATCGTTTAAGACGATCGCGAAGGTATATCCGTTTTTGCGTCCGTCATCGAGGGTAAAAATGTCCGGCTGGTTTTCCCGCAGCCAGGCCAGTACCGGAACAAAAAATCCCTCGCTGTCGCCCGTGAAACCGCTAACCTTCGCGTTCAGCACATACCGTTTTTCAAAGGAGAGTGAGGAGGCAAGGCGGGCGTCTATATTGCCGCTGCCGACCGACATCTGCAGGCGCTCCGGGTTGGCATTCAGTTGGGGGATCGCGTCAATTAATGCCTGACGCAGGCTCTTGAGTTTGTGCATCGAGTTTATCCTGACAGTCTTTAATGGTTTCAACCTGCAGCGCGCAGG